CACCGAGCATATGGAACGGGTGCATAAGGATGTTGTGTTCTGCTTGGAATACAAGCATGTAGTTAAAAGTACCAGAGATACCAAGAGGCATAGCATCGGAGAATGAACCTTGACCGAATGGATAGACTAGAAATACTGCACTTGCTGCAGCGACTGGAGCAGAATATGCTACACAGATCCAGGGGCGCATACCAAGGCGGTATGAGAGTTCCCATTCACGTCCCATGTATGCATAGATACCAATGAGGAAGTGAAAGACTACCAGTTGGAAAGGACCGCCGTTATACAACCACTCATCGAGTGATGCGGCTTCCCAGATGGGATAGAAGTGAAGACCAATTGCGTTGGAGGATGGGACAACTGCACCAGAGATGATGTTGTTTCCATACATGAGTGAACCAGCGACTGGTTCGCGAATGCCGTCAATATCGACGGGAGGTGCTGCTACGAAAGCAACGATGAAGCAGATGGTTGCCGCCAACAGAGTTGGGATCATCAGTACACCAAACCAACCGACATAGAGACGATTGTTAGTTGATGTCACCCACTCACAGAAATTCTGCCATGGGGATGTTTGTTGTCTTGAGAGAGTTGTAGCCATTGTTTTGAACAAAAAAGTAAGACCATCAGGGACATGGTGGAGTTACTATTCCTTTGCCACCCTTAGGCAAAGGTATGAAAGACTATTGTTTAGACACGCTGTTTAGTCTTGGTAAGGCGTGTAAAGAAGTATTAAGAAATGTGTTGGTTCCTTAACCTGCCGATGTATTTAGTATAGCAGATGAGGTGTTACCTGTCAAGCACTTAAAGATGAGCATTTGTACTCAAGTTGACAGGCGTCTCAACCACCCAGTTATTATAGCGCATAATCAAAGAGAGTGCGAGCATGTATGCCAGTACCTCACCTGGCATACTCCTATAAATAATGTTAGAAATAAAGCACCTCGGCACCTGAGACATGGCAGATCGTTTTCCACTAATTGTTAATGCTACAAGTAGAAAGATTGAAGAACTTGTAGCAGGTGACAATCTAGATCTAACGGGTAACGGAATTGTTATCTCTGGTAACTCAGGAACCACTGGACAATACCTCAAAGTTGATTCTGGTTTTGTTACTTGGGATAATCCAGGCGATGTCTATCTAACATTAGGACAGACAATAACCAATAAGACATTCGAGACGTGTGTTTTTAATGGTTCTGTTAACACAATCACAAACTTACCCAATAGTTCTCTGTCAAATGCTTCCATTACTATTAATGGAATTCAAGTTGCATTGGGTGGTGTTGTTTCTACTCCTGATAATAATACAACCTTTGCTCTATCAGCTGATGATGGTAGTACATCTTTAAGAAAAAATATTGTACTTACAGATAGCATTGGTGCTACAGATGAAGTTATTTTTGAAGTTGGAACTCCTGCAAGTATTCCCAGTGGATCTAATGCTCTGTCGTTAGAACTGGCAAGAGTCAACAACATCATTACTATTTCTGGTAGTGTAGTTGATAACGATACAGTTACAACCATTCAGGCATCAACTGGTGGTCAGGCACAGACAGGTGCAATGCAGTTTTCTGGTACTGGTGGTGCAACAGTCAGTCAAGATACTGGCACCAAAACTATTACAATCAACTCTCTTAATGATGATACGATCACCAAAATTAGATCTGGATCTGGTGGATCATATGCTGATGGAGACTTCACTTTCTTAGCGGGATCCCAAGTTAGTATTAATCAAGCACCTAATGGATCTACAGGAGACCCTGAGATTACAATCTCCTCCGTTGATACCATCACCAACATTAAAGGTGGTGTTTCTGGAACACTTACTAATGGTGATATAACACTCACTGGTGGTAGTGGTGGTAATGTAACTGTTAGTCAAACTGGAACAACAATTGAAATTGATTCCCAAAATGATGACACTATTACAAAGGTTGGATCTGGTACTGAAGTACTATCTGATGGTAACTTCCGATTCAAGCAATCAGGTGCTACCACAATCACACAATCAACTAATGGAGCAGGTGAAATTGAAATTGAGATCAGTTCTCTCAACTCTGACACAGGTGCATCTCTTAGTGCAGGAGAAGGTCTTGCTCTTAATAATTCTACTGGAACATTCTCAGTTAAAAATTCTGGAAACCTGATTGATAACAGAGTTTCTAAATGGGATAACGGCAACTCTCAGTTTGCTAATAGTATTATCACTGATGATGGTAGTACAGTAACTATCAATGGCGACCTTCAGATCACAGGTAATAATACTATTATTGACACTACCACTCTACAGGTAGAAGATAATATAATTGAACTTAGAAAGGGTGCAAGCATCACTGGTGCTGATGGTGGTATCCAGGTTAATAGAACTACTCAACCAGACGGAGCAATTGCAACATTCAATAGACTTGAATGGTATGAAGCAGGTGCTTACTGGAGATCATTTGATAATGGTGGTATTTCAAAGAGGTTTGTTACAGAAACCGAAACACAAACCCTTACTAATAAAACGTTAACAGCACCTGAACTAACCAACCCTACAATCGGAACTGCAACTGCTACCACGATTAATGGTCTAACCATTACAGCAACTTCAGGTTCTGTCTTCACACTATCTGACCTAAAAACATTTAGTGTCTCCAACACTCTAACATTTACTGGTGTTGACGGAAGTAGTATTAACTTTGGAACTGGCGGTGGTGCTGGTGCAACTGTTGCCTACTCATCCAATACACTTGGTGCATTTGCTACAACAACTTCTACTCAATTAAGAGGTGTTGTATCTGATAGTACAGGTACTGGATCACTGATGTTTGCTAACAATGCTGTAGTATCCACCACTCTTAATACAAGTAGTTCAACTTTTGATCTACTCAATACATCAGCACTAACAATTAACTTTGCTGGTGCTGCCACAGCATTGAATATAGGTGGTAGCAGTGGTACTACAACGATTAGCAACTCTATATCAGTTGCTAAGAGTGCAACCCTTGGAACTCTAGTATCAGATACACTGACAGTCAATGGAAGAGCAGACTTTGTAAATGCAGACATTACTATTAGAGATGCTGGTGGATTTGGTATCGGTATTGGTAGAGGTGGCGGTGAAGTTCAAACAAACACTCGCGTTGGTTATGCAGCACTGAATGCTAACCAATCTGGTATTCATCAAACAGCTTTTGGTTACTCTGCTCTACAGGGAGTAACTTCTGGTTCTGGTAATACCGCCGTAGGTTACAGATCACAGGCTAATCTAGATGATGGAGACAACAACGTTTCCATTGGTAAAGATTCATTGTACCAACTAGATTCTGGTGAGGGTAACGTTGCAGTAGGAAGAAGTTCTCTAGAGAATAATACTGCAGGGGACTACAATGTATGTCTGGGACACTATGCAGGTTACGCACAAACTGGTACTGGTAATGTTCTAATCGGTCCTGCATCTACAGAAGATAGTACTAGTGCAACCTATGCAGCATCTTCTGCTGGTGGTAGTTTCCAATTAGTAGTTGGTTCTGGTACTGGAACATGGATTAAAGGTGATAGTTCATATAATCTTACGGTACCAAATGACGTTAGAGTTCAAGGAACCGCAACCATCGATGGTGATTTGGTGGTTCAAGGAACTACTACTAGTATTAATTCGGCAAACATCACGATCGATGATAAGAGTCTAGAACTTGCTGCTGTTACAAACCAAACGTTTACAGCAGACTATGTTAGCGGAAGTGCCAATGTAACCAACATTGATCCTGTTGTTGGTTTGATTGAAGGTATGGAAATTACCATACCAAGTGCTGGTGTGAGTACTCCTGTTGGTACATACATCGTTGCCTTTGATGGTGCTACAAAAACAGCAACTCTATCTACTGCTATCACTGGTTCTACTGGTGATGCAACATTCATTGCTACTGGTCCAACAGATCTTGGTGCAAATGGTGGTGGACTAGTCCTAAAAGGTACACCTGTTGCATCTGGAGGTACAGGAGATAAAACTCTACTATATGATCACAGCAGAACAGATAAGTATTGGGTTTCTACAGAAAACTTTGAACTTAATGCTGGTAAGAAATTTGCTATTGGTAACCAATTAGTTATTGATTCTACAGGTCTTGGTAATAGTGTTGTTGATTCTTCACTAACATCAGTTGGTACACTTACTAGTCTAAGTGTTGATGGTCCTATCGTTCTTGGAGGACGTTCTTTAGAAAAAGTATTCTCTACTTTTGCTACCAACTTTAGTATGACAGGCAATACATTGAGTATTAGTACTGCTGCTGCAAATACTATCGTAGGCACTACACCAACTACTTCTATTGATACATGGGACTTGAGTACAGCAGATGCTTCTGGTACTATTTTACAAAACGGACAATCAATTACAATTACTTTAGTTATTGATGCCAATACCGCAGCTATATATGGTGATGCATGTAATGTAGACGGAAACGCAGTCACTAACGGAGTTAGTTGGTCAGGAGGTTCTCCCCCAATTGCTACATCAAATACTGATATCCTAACTTTTCTTATTGTTAGAGACACTGGTGGTATCACCAGAGTATATGGTCAAGGAAACACAGACTTTAGCTAAGGATAGATAGATGCCAGTAGGATTTAGTAGTGCTGCCAGAAACCTTTTTCTTTTAGGTTCGTCTGGAGCAGACGCAGTAACAAATTTTTTCAAAGCAATTGATAAGTCCTCCAATCCAAATGAAGGATATTATACTCCCAGTCAAATTAAATATAATTATTCAGATGGAAAATTTCTTCTATCGGGTACGGGATTAGGAAATGATTCATTTGGTTGGGTAGAAAAAAGAGATTACGATGGGAGTAATAGTACATCAACCGAAGAGTGGGGAGTTAGAATATCCCCTGCTGTATACAGCAGTGCTCTAACTCTAACTACCATGGAGTTAGATGGTAATGATAATGTAATTGTTGTTGGTAAATATGGTGGTGTGAATGGTAACTATGGAACAGAAGCACCTTATATTGCTAAGTATTCTAATGCTGGTGTGCTTGACTGGCAATCAACATCTTCTACTGGTGACCTAGAGTATACAGGTGTTACATCAGATAGTAGCGGAAACTATTATGCTTGTGGTAATACACCTGACACTCAAATATCAGCATCAGGATCAGATATCGCAATAGCATACGTAGAAAAGTTTGATAGTAATGGCAACCCTGGATGGGGTAAGGCAGCATCGATGCCTAATAGAGATGCTGTTCTTACTAAGATTGCTTCTAATAATAAAGGAGCAGTAATTGCTGTTGGTTATCTGGAAGACGATAGTGCCAAAAAAGGATACATTGTTAAGATTGATTCTAGTACAGGAGAAGTTCTATGGGATAGAACTATCAAATCACAATATGATCCTGATGGATTGAATTCATACCAAGATGTTGAGTGTAAAGATATTTTTATTGATTCTAGTGGTCAAATTTATATCGTAGGAAACAAATTTAATCATGGATTTATTATTAAATATACAGCAGAAGGTAATATTATTTGGCAAAAACAAACTGACGAAGGACTTTTTACTAATTTTACTTTTGAACAAGTATTTTCAGATGGCGAGACAGAACAAGCAGTTGTTTTCGGAACAGCTTCAGGTGGACTAGGCACTAAGAGAGGACTCTTAAGTAAATATTCTAAGAATGGAAATCTTGTTTGGAGAAGGTTTCTTGAAAGTTCGAGAGATTCAGGACTTCAATTTGATAACGTAAGTTTAGATGCCGACCCATCTTTTTATTACCTACTTTTTTGTGATCAAGTAACTTCTGGTATGAACCCTACTAAGTATACTTTTGGTAAAGTCAGTACATCTGGTAATGGACTTGGAGATTTTCAATATTCTTCTGATGGATCTACAACTATTGACTATAAAATCCTAAACGCTCCAGATCAAATTGGTAGACTATCAGATGGTTCTGTTAGCAATAGCAGTAGTGATCTAATGTCATATCCATTCACTGCCAACAAACTTCTCTTTGATGACCTTGCTACTAATATCTCTAACAAGAAGAGACAGATGGATGGTCCTGATAGCTTTGAGTATAGTGGTAGTCCTGCTATTAGAGTTAATGACTTCCAAGAAATGAACCTGTTGGGTGATGCTGACATTCCTGAGACTCCACCAGTAGAGTTGATTACTAATGGAGGGTTTGAAAATGATGATATTAATGGGTGGACTCTTGATCAGAATGGAGGAAACGTTATCGATTTCTATAATTCAGGATATACTGGGAGCAGATCTTTAACTCTTCAAAACCTTGGTGGTTCTGGTAATCCTAATTTCTATCAATCTTTTGCAACAGAACCTGGAAAAACATATCGTGTAACTTTAAAACAATCAGGGTCTCCTACTTTTACAATACTTGATGGAAGTGGTGTGTCAGGAACAACATTACTGACGATGATTACAACTTATCCTACTGGAAGCGTAGCTTTCGATGAGGAAGCATATTTTAAGGCAGCATCTACAACTTCTACTATTGCACTACTAGGGGTTCCTGGTGCTCCTTTGTTGGATGACATTTCAGTAAAAAGATATTTGCCCACAGAAGTGTGGAGTGATCAATCAGGTAAAGGTAATGATGCTATCGTGCCAGGTATCTGGATCAAAACACTTGGATCTGCGGCACAGAGTGCATTTGGAAATTGGTCGCAGGCCTGTACCATAGACAATAATTATTTCTATACATCAGGAATGGTTCAATCTGAAGGACAGGGAGGCAGAGATGCTTATATATCTAAATGGTATTTTGATGGATCATTGGTATGGCAAAAAATTATAGGACTGGCAGGTTTTGAGCAGTTTACTGCAATCGAAGTTGATCCTAGTGGAAATGTGTATGGAATTGGTACCACAAACTCGATAGTTAGTGGCACATATAGTCTATTTGTAGCCAAATTTGATTCTAATGGTAGTGTAGTATGGCAGAAAATATATGGGGGCGATAGTATAAATCCAGTAATCCCTGCGACAGCCATTAATTACTCTGGAAATATTATTATTTCAAAAAGGGTTGGCAACTCAATTGGCGGCGTTTACTCTACTATAAAAATTGATACGGATGGAAATATAATATGGGAATATGAGTATTCTAACGCAATTAATCCAACCATTTTAAATTCTGATAATAGTTTTTATTCTCTTGCTACTTACTCAGATGGTAGCTATGAAATATCTCTTGTTAGTTCAGATGGTTCTATACTATCTCAATCAACGTTTGGAATTGATTTCCCGATCGATCAAATATTATCGATGCAAAGAAGACCGAATGGAAATTTTGTTTTTGCTGGCAGAGATTTTGATGATTCTGCAACACCAAGGACAAGCACCATGGTATTGTTTGAATATGATTCTCAATTGAATCCAATAAACAACAAATCTTATACAGAAAATACTATTGGTTACCACTACCTTACCAAGTTAACTTTAGATTCAAAAGGAAATCTATATGGAACAGGTCTACGTTTTAATTCCTCCGTGGGAGCAACATCCTATGACCCATTAGTATTTAAAATTAACACTGATTTAGAAATAGAGTGGGCTGTAGTTATAGATGGAATTAGTACTAATCTCGATTTAGTGTATGGTATTGATATATCACCTGACTATAAGCACATTTATGTAACTGGATTCTGGAAAACTAGTAGCACATATACACATAATCATTTCAAAATAAGAACTGATACTGGAATTTCCCCAGGAACATATGGAGATATTATAGTTTCTAACCATAGTTATTCTGGACCAACTACTGAAAATTTCCCAGCAGGAACCCGAATAACTCCCACAATAACAAAATCAGCAACTTCATTGTCGGTTTCTAATACATCAATGACATCAGCAAATTCGTCATTACCAATAACAACTCAATTAGATATAAACCCAATATATAACGCTGCTGGATACTGGGAGTTTGATGGAGTGGATGATTATATCCAAGTCCCAACAATTAATAGCACCATAGAAAAAACTTATTCTATCTGGGCTACACTTCCCGCTTCGGGAGAACAGCAGGTATTTTCAATTGGTAATAGTTCTTCTACTTGTATTGGTTTAACTTTTAATAGCACTAGAGATGGAAATAGTCAAGTTGTTGCTTCCAGTTCGAATTATGGGTCTGTTGTTACCACAGGATCTTACGGAGTTTCTAGTGGAATAACTACTGGTTGGCATAATTTCACAATAACAACAAACTCCTCTGGAAACATTACTGCTTTATACATAGATGCTGTTTCTTATCCATCTAGAACAGAACAATCTAGAGTTTATATTTCAGAAACAACCACAAGAATTGGTGACAGATCTGATGGAAACTTCACTTATTCTGGTAGTGTTGGGGATATACTATTTTATCCGAGAGCACTAACAGCAGCACAAGTATTCCAGAACTACAACGCTACTCAAGAAAAATACACTGATTTAAGACCAAACACATCACCTATGATTGGTCCTAGTATTGCATCTACTAGTAATTTGAAACTGAACTATGACTTTGGAAATAATTTTTGTATTGAAAAAAGTTCTAATGTATCATCTTATGAGTTTATTTTAGATGATGCTACAACCAATGGTGCTTCTTTTGGTGACACACAATCTGTCGCTACTGGTTACGGAAAGGTTGTAGTTGGTGCTCGCGGAGAAAATTGTACTGCATCTGGATATACTTACACTGCTGGTGGTAAAGCATTCATCTACAACTCCTCTACTGGTGTTCTAGAAACTACGTTAGTAGCATCAGATATTGCTGGTAACGATTGGAACTTTGGTAACTCAGTATCTATTTGTAATTGCTCTGGAAAAATTGCTGTCACAAGCAACAATGCATTGTATTTGTATGATGCTGATGGCACTAATGAAATTATTATTAACGAGAGTAGCACACTACCCATCACACCTCCTGGTGGAAATACTTTTGGTAACGGTCTTGCTATCTCTGGTAATAGAGTTTGGGTATCAGATCATAATGTACCAACTGGTCCTGATTATAGTGGAACAGTATATTGTTTCAATGTTGAGACAGGAGCATTATTATATGAACTAAGACCAAAAAATACTTTTAATAATTTCCGTATATATGGTAAGAGAATTGCAGCAGGTGGTGGCAAACTTGCTATTGGTGCAGAAAGTATTAGTCATCCTGTAACTGGTAGATCTGCTGCTGGTAGAGTATATCTGTATGATGTTGATGGAAGAAACGAAAAGATCCTAGAACCTGATACACTAACAACTTCTTCTTTGTTTGGTGTTGATGGTATTGCCATTGATCATGGAATGATTGTTGTTGGAGCATCTAGACAACAAAGAATAGAAGATCCACTGGAAAATGGTAGTGGTGAGGTATATGTATTCGATATGAAAGGTGATCTAGACTTTAGTATCAGACCATCAGATGATCCAGCAAATGAAGATATTGATGGTTTTGGATTTGGCAGTAGTGTTGCTGTCAGTAGTGATCGTATCATTGTTGGAGCAAGGTATTACGCTGGTAATGCTGGAGGAGTTGCTGGTAGAGCATACCAATTTACCCACAAAGGCAAGGAACTTCAATCTTGGTTTGGTAGTGGTGGTGCTGATGCTTCTAGTTTTGGTTCTTCTATGGATGCTGTTGGTGGTACATTAGTAATTGGTGCTGGTTCTGGTAGTCCCGATAGTTCTGGTAGAGCATATGTTTATCCATTAACAGGAACACCAAGTGGAAAGGTTTTAAACCTCTCAAGTAGTCCTTACACTGGCACGATTAACTCAGGTGCTACTTTCAATCCTGCTGGATACTTTGAGTTTGATGGAGTAGATGGTAGACTGGAAACCACCCTTCCTGCATCAACGATTGGTCAAACTTTTACAGCAGAAGTATGGATCTATCCAACAGACTTCTCAGCACCTACAGGCAGTCCAACTGATGCTTACCCTAGAAGAATTATGAGTTGTCATCGATCAGTTGGATCTACTAAATGGTGTTTTGGTATTGACACTTCTGGAAGACTTGGATTTGGTGGTGCTCAAGGAGTTGAAGAAGCTAATGACAAAAAATATCAATTGAGTTTGAATACTTACTATCATGTTGTGCTTGTTCATAATGGAACATCATATAAAATCTATGTAAATGGCACAGAACAAGTTGATCAAACCACTTCATCAATAGATCCTAATAATCAATCTAATTTGGCGATAAGTGGAAGACCAGACGGATACACAGATAGAGTTTTTGAAGGTAGAATTGCCGAAGTTAGAATGTATACCACAGCACTGGACTCGACAAAAGTATCCCAAAATTTCAACGCCACCAAGAGTAAGTATGGGCTGTGATAAATAGATAGAGCAAAGAATATCTGTTTAGAGGCACTAAGTAATGGCGAGAAAATCCATTAAAAGTAATTACTATCTCTTTGATGCTTCGGCAAGAGAGGTAGTAATCCCTGGTGGTATCCAAAGGGAACAATTAATTCTGATTACTAATGTTACTGACAACAAAGTAATCTATAACTTCAGTGATCCTGAACTTACTGCTAGTGTATACTCGATCGAAACTGATATTCGTAACGTAACTACTACAAGAGTTACTCTTGCATATGATACAACTTCGATGTCGGATACCGACAAGTTGCAAATTGTGTATGATGAGTTTGAAGAAACTATCAAACCAGCAGAGACCTACATGGACTCTGTTAACAAGCAAAGAGTTTCTAATCCTCAATCACTGATTGACACAGACTTTGAGTATAGTACTCAGTCTACCAAATGGGAATCGTTGGCAATGATCAACAACAACCCCTTTGCATATAAAAGTAATACTACACTTGATGTTACTCAAGTCGAAGCATTTACTAACACCAAAACAATTAGAGTTACTATAGATACTAACAACTCTGCATTGCCTTCAGCTGGAGATCCTGTATTTGTTCAGGATACTACATTCCCTGGTGCTAATGGAGTCTTTATTGTTGACTCTGCTGGATCAGGTTCAAACAATGCTAATCAGTTCTCATATACTGCTGGTGTTATCTGGACTCAGGGTAATTCTTCTATTCAAATTAGCGCAAGAACTAATATCTACACTGGCATTCATTATAGTAATTCCAGAATTGGCGGTTCTATTACATTGTCAGCACCAGGAGATGATTCAGTCAACGTTCTGTGTACCAACGCACATGGTTTAGAAGTTGGTAACGAAGTTGCTATTGTAGGTTCTAATGGTAATAATGTAAATGGTTCTTGGATTGTTGCATCTGTTATCTCACCAGTACAATTTAAATACTACCCATCTTCTGCTCCTACTGGTGGTGTTGGTAGCGGCACAGCAAAATTATATCCAAGACCACAAGGAAACTCTGTTCATAGAGCATTTGATGGTGGTGTTAAATTTTCAACCAATACTTTATCCAAAAACCAACAAGCAATCAGACAGACTAAACGTTACTTCCGTTATCAGTCTGGTAAAGGCGTAGCATTCTCTACTGGTTCTATTCTAGCTCCTGCTATTGAAAATCTTGATAGCATTACAGCATCAGGAACAAACATAACTGTTGTTGCTTCAGTCGCACACAACATATCCAGAGGAAGTGAAATTGATGTCCGTGGTTGTGATGATAATAATTACAATGGAACGTATACAGTTACTGCAGTAATCGATCCATTCACGTTTAAGTATACTTCATCACTTGCTCCAACAGTATCTTCTGCTGGTGGATCTTATACTATAACTCCCATCAATACTTATGGAGTCAACCTAGAACTAGGTATGATGGATCAGCAGAATGGAATTTTCTTCCGCTATGCTCATGGAGAAATTGAAGTGGTTCGTAGATCATCTACTTTCCAATGTTCTGGTAGAGTAACTGTAACGAATGGCAGTTCTGTTATTTCTAGTTATACTGGTGTCAACGGAGCAGGAACTTCTCTAGCAAAGCAACTAAACATCGGAGATAATATTGTTCTTCGTGGTTCTTCTTATCGTGTTGATGGTATTATTTCAGACACGCAAATTATTATCTTCCCTGACTATCGTGGTCCTTCTGACATTAATGTTCCTATCACCAAGACACAAGAAATTATATGGAAGCAAGATCAGTGGAATATAGATCGCTGTGATGGTTCTGGTAAGTCTGGTTATACTATTGATGTAACCAAGATGCAAATGTTCTATATGGACTACTCTTGGTATGGTGCTGGTTTTATTCGTTGGGGATTCCGTGGTACAAATGGTGATGTTATCTATGCTCACAAGATTCCAAACAACAACTTCAACAACGAAGCATATATGAGATCAGGTAACCTACCTGCTCGTTATGAAGTTAATACTATCTGTCCATTTGCAGTAGTAACTAAATCAGTATCTAATAGTGATAGTGTTCTGTATGTAAACAAAGGACTTGATAGATTCCCATCATCAGGAACCTTAAGAATCAGACAAGTTGATTCTGCTACATCTGCAACTCAAGAGTATGTAAATTATACCAGCAAAAGTACTTTTGCTCAGGATGTTCTAGCAACTGAAGCAGCAGGTAATACATTATCAGTTGCTTCTACTGGTGGTTTGCAAGGCAATGGTGTTCAACCAATTCAATTTGATAGACCATTTGCTAACATTGTTGCAAACAAAACCTATTTCGTTGCAACAGTTCCAAACAGCACAAGTTTCACTATCACAGAAACTGCTTCATCTTCAACTCCTATCTCGATCACAGCATCTGTTGGTTCTGCTTTGTCTCCTCTTGCTGTTGCTGAGTCTGGTACATTTACAGGTTTAACTAGAGAAGCTGCAGGAGCAGTAACTACAGGTAATACTACATCGGGAAGTAACATAGTTCAAGTCGCTAGTTCCACTGGCATTCAAGTTGGTCAGGTTGTTAAAAGCGATGACATTCCTGATGATACATTTGTATCGGAAATTGCTGGTGTAAACATTACCCTAAGCACTGCAGCAACTGCGACAGCAACTGGAACAAGTATTATCTTTGCACCAATGGGAGCAGGATCTGCTGAAACATTCACATATGATACGACAAGACCTATTGGTGTAGAACTATTGCGAGCTACATCTGTTCCACAAATTAGTCACTGGGGTTCCTCAGTTATTATGGAAGGTGAGTATGATGAAGATAGAGCATACATCTATTCTATTGGTACTAAAACTGGTAGATCTGTTTCCTCTGGTCAAACCAAAGGTATTCTAGCACTACGTGTTTGCCCTGCTGTTGATAATGGTATCACTGGTGCATTTGGATCCAGAGAACTGATCAACAGAATGCAACTAGTTATGAGAGATTGTCAGATTGTTGCTAATGGTGTGTTCTTCGTAGAACTATTACTTAACCCAACAGTTGATGTCTCTTCTACATGGCAAAGTGTAGGTGGTACATCCTTGGCACAATATGCAGTTCTTGGAACAAACGCAGAACTAGTTGGTGGTGAAGTTGTTTACGCTTTCTATGCTGGTGCAGGTGGTTTCGGTGCTGGTGCATCCACAGTTCCTCTAGATCAAGTTAAAGAGATCTCTAACTGCATTCTAGGTGGTGGTAAGTCTACATTCGACAACAACTTCCCAAGTGGTGTATTCCCAGATGGTCCTGAAGTTCTTGCTGTACGTGTTACAAACATTGCTGGTGGTTTCGGTAGCAGTGCAAGATCTGCTGACTTTAAGTTCTCCTGGACAGAAGCTCAAGCATAATATCGATGCCACCCAGTTGCAATATACTTAGTCTGTGTTGCACTAACAAGTCCATGATGAACATGAGTAAAGTACGCTGGCCAAATAACCAGCGTACCTTTTTTTGGCTCAATATTTATATCTTGATAAACAAATCTAGTCTCTCCACCTTCAGTAACATCATTTAAATAGATCATCCATGCCAGCAACAACTGGTTTGATGTTGGATTGTATTCATGATGTGGAATATGAAATCCTTGACCAGGATAATATCTCTGCAGGTTGTAAGTATTAACTACATCCCATCTTGGTCCTTCATTCAAGTGAAAATATTCATCTTTATATGGCGAAATGCCTTTAGAAATTGCTAATGCGATATGATAGTTGGGCAATTCATCATCTGAAAAATACACAGGAATATCGGTAGAGTCTTTCACATTTTTAACTACCTCAGTTTTTTCCCCCTGACGCGAAGATACAATGCCAGGTTGTTGTATGTCTATATTATTTTCAAACCAATCAATGATCAAATCACATGTGTCATCTGGCATTGCATTTGGATAAATTCCAATGAAGTCTTTCATAAGCAAAAAAATAGGGAGTAGTCTGATTCTGACCAGACACTCCCTAGCGGCGACGATATGTTTTTATTTATTTAATTAGAAGGAACCATAATAGGTGTCATCATTCCTCCATCAGGTGGTCCATCATCATCAGCACCTCCATCTGAGAGTACTGCTCCAATAATAAAGCTTCCCAAAAGGATAGTTGCTAACAATAACATTTACCATACTCCTGGAATAATTTGTCCTGTAGTAGCATAAGTTCCAACAGCAATGATGAAACCAAGCATTGCTAGACGTGAGTTGAGGATCTCTGCCTCAGGTGTGAATCCGAATTTCATTTGACTTGCTCCTGTGTTTTGTTGTAAATAACGACTCTACCATTTTCATGAGTGAATACTAATTCATCATGATGCCCCCAGCAGAGTTCTTCGTATAGGGCATTTAATCTCTCCATGTCTTCATAGAGTTGATTAGGATTTGTCATCTTCACCTTTGACTTCCCAAGACCCACCTACACCGCCTTCCATGTTGACAACAATGTCTTCTGGTTCTGTGGGGGTAGATGAGTGAGGGGGGTTATGTTCTCTATCCATGGGTTTGGATGATTCAAATGGAGTACGTGAAAGGTTTTTAAGAACGATGAATGCGTCCTTATTATATTTACGCACACCATATTGAGTTGCCCACTTTTTGTTGAACTCCTCACCTTGGTGGATACCAGAAACAACTGTACCACCAATTTCAATCACGATGTTATCATGTCTGACATCCCATCCAAGGGTGTCAATCGTATTCCAAAGTTCATCTTGTGTAAGATTCATCAAATAATTCCAAAGAACAAGTTACCAGTCACAGCATACGAAATGAATCCTGCGATGATACCCAACATAGCATAGCGTCCATTTGCTTTTTCTGCACGTTCTGCGTGGGTTTCAAGACCATATCTTTCTGTATAAGTAGGGTCAGTATACATGCGAGGTTCGGTGGCCCACATGTTTGTACGTCCACCATCTTCTGTTGTTACTGTCATGATACGTTTTGTAATGAATCTTTACATATTATATATGAAAAAAAGAGGGGCGTCAAGCCCCTCTCAGTTTAGTTTTCCTTATGAAAATCAGAAGGAATACTTAAGACCCAACTTAGTTCCATAACCGCGATCGATGTTGCTGTCGCCGCTACCAACGAACGAGACTTCGCCGTATGCACCAAGAGCATCGGTCAAACCGATACCAAGACCTGCCTTACCAGAAGGAACGGTGTCGCTCTCGCCGCCATCAGGGGAGACTACAGTAGCGCCGCCTTGAACGTAGTATGAAGCAGACTCACCGAGTTCGCCTTCATAACCAACGTGAAGGTCGGTGGCAGTTCCATTGTAGCTGGATCCCGTGAATCCTGAGTTTGCTTCTACGTTAACGTAGGGACCAGCGAATGCAGCGCCAGCAGATACGGACAGGGCAGCGGTTGCTGCGAATACAGATTTGATCATTTTGTTTAAAAGTTTGTTTACTTGTGGAGTTAAACCCACAGATGATAGAAGACTCGACGTGTCTCCGTTAGGATTGTTACAAAATTGTAACGATTTTATTTATACACGACTTAGAGTAAATATACTTACCCTTGTGACAGTTCGTGTGAGGGGTTACACATGCACGCCACTTGTTTGTTTTAGTTGTAAACAAGAACCAACCACACGGAAGGGTATTTGGCACCACCACTTGCTTTTTAACTGGAAGCAAGAAACCAGGCGGCGAGTCGCATTCACCCGCACCAGGGTGCTTTTTAAGTCTTCCCAAGACTAGCGATGATGTCGTTCAGTTCATCAATGGTTAAGTACTTAGAAGTATTACCACCGAACTTCTTTGCTTCGCTTGCCCAGTATACCATAGAAGCGTTGTCGCTGTCAAATGTTTGTTTTACTGGACAATTATTAAAGTGTCCTAATCCCCATAGGATGGGGTTGTATGATTCTTGAGCAACACCTCCACCTATCTTAGGAAAATCAAAAGATCGGGGGAGTCTTTTCTTAGTTAAAGAAATAATTTTATCTACAAAGGGAGTAACACGGGCATCTTTCCAGAAGTCAGTATCAGTTTTACCTCCAGAATAATGTAGAGACACAAAGTCTCTCATAGAATCATGTAAGGAAGCGACATAATCATTATAGTCTCTTTCCATCTCATTGTCAAGGAGTAAATCCTCGGTAGGATATCCATATGCAAAGCGTTCTAGTTGCATCAGTGTAAGATGAATACTAGTTGCTTGCAATGGTTCTAGGAATCCCGAAGAGAGCCCCAATGAAAGACAATTCTTATCAAGAAACTTGGTAATTCTACCAGATTTAAACTCAATAGATTTGACTTTCTCAACGTCACCTAGTTCTTCTAGGATATCGTCTTCAGATGCATACTTATCGCAGTACACATATCCTTTACCAATTTTAGTACGAGTTGGAATCTCCCAAGTCCAACCATATTTTCTAGCAGTAGCAAGAGTATATGGTTTTCTAGAAGATTCTGTCTCTGTTTTATATACTAATGCTCTGTTGACAGGAAGGTATTCAGAATAGTCTACCCAGTCATCAGCGGCACTCAAGACTCTAGCGAAACCAGAACAATCAACAAATAAATCACCTTCTATTGTTTCGCCAGTATCGAGTTCAATAGATTTAATAAATCCTTCCTCTCTATTAACCTTGACTACTTTAGCATCGTAATGTTTAAGTAGTTTGCTTTGAGATTTAAAGAACTCGCCTGTCTTATATGCATCTAGATGTAATGCATTTTGATTATAATCACACATTAAGTCTGGTTGTTCGACAAAAAAGTTAGACTTATTGCCGTTCATCAAAGTGATGTGCTTACCTACAGGACCATAGGCAAGACAAGTATAATCAATATATTTACTAGCTGTTGGTGTTCCGTCAATGGGTGAAAGAAAACTCTGCTTGGTCTTACTCCAGTTGTCAAACTTGATGCCAAGTTTAGGTAGAGCATCCATACCATGCATCATTGATACATGGTCCATCTTGAATACATCAAGAAATTTACCCGTTGTGCCTTCACCTACACCTATGATAGGGATCTCTTCAGTAGAGACATTGACACATAGATGAGATTCGGACAGATAATAAGTTACCATCCATCCAGCAGTACCCCCACCAACAACAACTACTCTCACTCTACAAGAAACTCCTTATCTGTACGTGTGTAATCTCCAAAAGAAATTACATCATTGTTGTTAAGAGAATTACCAAGATTAATAGAAGCTGGTGCTGCAGGGATGTAGTCAGAACTCAACGTAAAGTTATACTGAGTTCCGTCAGGTTTAGTTACGGTGTCGATGTTAATGTTGCCAGCAGGAATAGTAGGGCGAGATTCGGTACGTGCCTGCTCATACATCTTGAACAAATCTCCTACAATATCATCACGACGCTCATCCAGAGCAGCGAGAAGCATGTCGCGAATAAAGTCCAAGTCAGAATGTGTTTTAGTCATAAGGATTACTTACAGAATTGAATTTACGATATGAACCCACTTCAGGGTCAGGGTCTAACCACTTAGTATACTCTACATCTTCTAGACAGGTGTCTAGTTGCATCTGATTGTCAAGCAAGTACATGTCAAAGTAACGCTTTTTCCACTCATGATACTTTTGAATACGATAGTCAGGTTTACCATTGATCTCTAGAAGACCGCACTGAACATAGCGGTAGGGAGATCTCTCAAGAATGACTGTCGGTTTCATCAGGTTCCTTGTTGTGTCCATATTGTAGCACCTCCTCATCGTCATGTAAAGGGGGTGTGCCAGTTTTCTTTCTGACCTGCTTACTGCTCCAGAATGCTAGAGCAATCAGGGCAAAGTAAAACAAGGTATCATCAATCATCACAAGGAAGAAGATGAGACCACCACCAAACTTTAACCAGTTAGGAAGTCGCTTGGTGAGTCTACCTACCACAGGAGCAATCTTCTTTTCAAACTTGAAGTAAAGAATTGCTGTCAGTGTAACTGTGATCTCACTCATCGGAACGATGAAGTACAAAGACAGGAACAGAAAGATTGGCCAGTAGTGTCTCTCTGGAATTTTTTGGATTAGAGAGACATACTTAGAAATTAACTTTTTAACTAGCATCATCATGTGTTGTCATCATATCTTCCCAGTCAGTATCAGTAACCTGATCTGATAGTTCTTTGTATTCTTCAGCAGGGACTGCCATGACAGCAGTTCCATCTGGTTTACGAACTATAAAGGATTCACCTGCTTCAATGCGATCCATGTATGCATCGAAGTCTTTTTCAAATTCATCGAACGGAACTTCAACCATTGATCTCCTTAAAATCTTTTTCAAAAATTGCCAGACCAGAATCGGTCAGCACATGGTTATACATTTTGTCAAACACAGCAGGTGGCAACGTACATACACTAGCACCATAGAGGAAACAACGCGAGACATGGTGGACATCTCTCAAACTGGCAGCAAGGATCTTGGTGCGAACACCATGAGCACAGTACAGACCAGAGATAGCACGAACAAGTTCAACACCACTGAGAGAATTATCATTCATAC